TAGCCATTGATGAGTTTTCTAAGGCTATCTTTCGTAGGATGCAGTTTAATGCTGTGGCTGAGAGACTGACTCGTGCTATTCCTGATAGTAAATTAGGTGGTATGACGAGAGAAGAGTTGTATCAGAAGCTGCGTCAAACTGATATCGGCAGTCTTACTTGGGCAGATGAGCTTAAGAAGATTAACCCAGTACTGGCAGATGATATCACTAACTTTGCTAAGAGTCAGACATTCCAGGCAGACTTAGGTAAGCTAGGTAACAGCATGCTAAGGCTTCGGGCAGAACACCCTGAGCTTGTGTTCATTGCACCATTCATTAAGACACCTATTAACATCCTTAAAGATGCTCTGTCTTATACGCCTGCTAGTCTGTTTATGAAGCAGTTTAAAGGCAAGAAGGACGAGGCACTAGCTCGTACTATGATTGGTGCTGGCCTAGCCTCTATGACTGCGTACCATGTTTCTCAAGGTAATCTGACTGGGTCATATCCTAAAGATGCTGGTCGTAGAGAAGCTATGATTGCTGCTGGGATACCTGAGTACTCTGTTAAGATTGGTGATACATGGTATTCATATGCTCGTGTTGAACCACTAGCTACGGTGATGGGTGTGTTTGCTGACTCTGTCGAATCATTGCGTGACTACTACAGCAAACCAAAGGCAGACAGGAAAATCCAAGAACTTGCGGTTGATGGTACTTTAGCTATCACCAAGAACCTAACCTCCAAGACCTTCTTAGAAGGTATTACTGGTGTGCTCCAGGCTGTGCATGACCCTGAGCGTTATGGTGGCAGCTTTATCAATAGCTTTGCTGGCCTTGTAGTTCCTGCTGCAGTGGCTCAGTTTGCTCGTGTACCTGATCCATACCAGCGTGAAGTTCGTACATTTGATGAGGCACTACAAGCTCGTATTCCTGGCATGCGTGAGGACTTACCAGTTAAGCGTGACATACTTGGTGAACCTAAGCCTAACTTATCTTATGGATTATCTGGTGTCGTGGGTATTGCTGCCAGACCAACAGAACAAACTCCTGTGCAGCGTGAGATTCAGTCTATTGGGTTTAAATATGAGGCAGTACCCAAAAAGATTCGTGATGTAGAATTAGATACTTCTACTTATGAAAGGTATGCCAAAGTATCTGGCGAATTAGTAGAGAGTCAACTAAACCAGCTAATCAATACACCTTTATATCAAAATTCTAATAAGTTAACTAAGAATATATTGATGAAACGTGTAGCAGAAAGAGCTAGACGAGCAGCCACTAATCAGATTCTGGTTGAGCAGTACAATAGCAATCCAGAATTTGCAGCAGAATTTCAGCGAAAGCGACTACTCGGTAAAGGCATAGAGGTCGGTGAGTGATCCAGCACAAACAGCCAGGGCTGCACTCTCTGGAATAAAAGAAGCTGTACAAATTGGCAGGGAAATTAAGGAGACTGCTAACGAAGTCAATGCCTTCCTAGACGAAGAAGCCAAAGCTAGACTAGCCTGGAAGCGTAAGCAGCAGCAGATTGAACGCCGTGGTGACATGATGTTCATGACTGCCTATGAAGAATACAAAATCATTAGGCAGATTAGGGACGCAGAGCAGGAGATGTACAGGCAGATTGAGCAGGAGTATGGCAGGGCTGCTGTCTCTGAGGTCAAGTCTCTTATCACGCAGATGCGTAAGCAGCACCTAGAGTTAAACGATGATTTCTACCGCAAGCGCATGGAGACAAGACGAGAGATGTTTTGGATATTGGTTGTATCTGGGTGTGTGTATGGTGTGTTTAAATTCATGGGGCTAATGTAATGATTACACTTCTATCTACTCTTGTGTCCTTCCTCATGGGCGGTCTGCCCAAGTTCCTAGACTTCTTCCAAGACAGGTCAGACAAGAAGCATGAGCTTGAGATGGCTCGTATGCAGACTGAGCGTGAGCTACAGATGGCAGAGCGTGGCTTCTTAGCACAAGCTAAAATCGAGGAGATTAGGACAGACCAAGTAGCCATGCAGACAGCAGTGCAGGAACGACAAGCCCTGTATGCACATGACATCGAGATTGGTAAAGGAGCCTCGCAGTGGGTTGTTAACCTGCGTGCATCAGTACGTCCATTGATTACTTATGGTATGTTCGTGATGTTGCTCTTTGTCAACATCTTTGGATTCTTCTATGCCTGGAAAACTGGTGTACCTTTCGAGCAGGCTATGTCAATCCTTTGGGATGAGGACAGCGCCATCATCTTCTCAAGCGTGATTGCCTTCTGGTTTGGTACTCAGAGCTTTAAGAAATGAAAGTATCAAAAGAATGCATCGACATGATAAAGCATCATGAAGGCGTTAGGACTCGCCCTTATCGTTGTCCTGCACTTCTATGGACTGTTGGCGTTGGTCATGTCATTGACCCATCACATATTGGAGTAAAGCTAGATGAGCGAAAGAACATACCAATCCCACCAGGATGGGACAGAACCCTTTCAATGGCAGAAGTGGACGACATACTATCCAACGACTTGGCTACGTTCGAGCGAGGCGTACTACGACTGTGTCCTTCTGGTCTTACTCAGTCTCGCTTTGACAGCCTCGTTTCCTTCTCTTTCAATGTTGGCCTCGGCAATCTCCAACGCTCCACAATAAGGATGAAACACAACCGTGGAGAATATGAAGGTGCAGCAGAAGCCTTCATGGCTTGGACCAAAGCAGGCGGCAAAGAGCTACCTGGATTGGTCAAGCGCAGGAAAGACGAGATGGCTCTATACCTAAAATGAGCATGATCGTGCTAAATTTTAGCATAAAGCTATCATTTAAATAATAAATGAGCACATTGTACTAAATTTTAGCATAAAGTCTACCATCCAAATAGAACACGGACAAACAAGAAGTCTACTACAAAGTAGTTTGTACCGTCTTCTGGGTCTTGGACAAATTCAAAGCCCATCATTATACCAGAAATTAAACTTAATTCCATTTTCATATTTCGCAATGCCCCGCTACACAGGCTAAGGTCTGTGCTCCTTCAACATTATCATCTTCTTCCTTAAGATTATCCCATGCAATATCGCTAGGCATCTTAGCAAGAAGTTCCTCATACTGCTCTTTGCTGCACTCCTCATAAGGTGCTTGACGATAAGTGCCTCCATCCCAAGGCAGGAACGATATACCAGAGATTTCATCGAAGTTCCTCCATACCCACGCTCCAACATCCATCCACTCATCTTCCTTAACAGAGATAGTGACAGAAGGCTTGTGCTCACACCAGTGCCGTTGATACATTAGCCACAGGTCCAGGTGCTGCAAAGCAGTTAAGTGCTCACGAGTCCTAGCATTATCTGGTGCTTTCACTGGGAAGGAAAACACAGCAGTGCTGTCTGGACGCATCACACAGTCCTCAGTAGGAATACCTGCTTCTGTCAAAAACTTAGTCAGCGGGTCTTTCTTGTCGCCACGAACACGCCGAACATAATAGTCACTATGTCTAGTATGAATACCAGAGGCAGAATTAACAAGTTGAGACACAGTGCCAGAAGGTTTAACACAAGTAATAGCAGCAGACACAGGGATTCCCAGAGTTGCTGCAATGTTTGCGTTGGTGCTAACGGCAACTTCCCGTAGCTGTTCAAGAGCTTTCGCAGTGCTGTCACTTACCTCTCCCATCCATTTGTTATCAAGAATACCAGTGAAGGACACACCAAGCAGTCGCTCCTCTTCTGTGTTCTTATTCCAAATTTTACGCAGATAAGGGAAGTGCGTCAGCGTAGACTGGAATGTACCCAGGATAGTAGCTACTCGAACTTTTCTAGATAGTGACTCTACAGTGTCCTCTGCTCTGACCACGACCTCTGTAAGGTTACAGAATTGGTATGGTCGTAGTATGATTTCTGAACAGGGGTTAGTACCGAAGTCAAAATCTCCATTGCGCCTCCCGTTTTTCTTAGCCTGACTTTTACTTGCGGCTCGTGAGAAGATACCACGCTCTCCAGAGTGACTGTTATAAAGGCTTGTCCATTCAGAAAGAAACTGTCCAATATCTGGTTTAGTAACGTAAGCTGCTGAGTTGTTAGCGAGTGCTCGTTGTCCATTGTGTGTCCACCAATCTCCTGATTTTGCATGACGCATCCTATCATCTTCTAAGTCTGACAGACTAATCATTGCTGATCGTCTGACTCCACCCACAACAACAACTTCCCCGATTTTGCAGAGAATATCATGACACTCAAGTGATGTGAGTTTCCTACCAACGGCTCCTCGGAACTTGTCAATAACAAATCTAAAAAGTTCATCCAAAGGCCCTGGTCCAGAAGCTCTACCTCCGAAAGTTTTGAGTCTGGCTCCAGCGGGACGGATCCTGCTAAGGTCGTACTTTGCAATTTCCCCAGAGTATAGTAGAGCGATGAGTTGGCGTAATGCCTTGGCCCATCCTTCTTTCGAGTCTGCAACAGAAATAATAGTTTCAGAAGTAAACAACTGGTCCGGCACTTCAGGTAGTTCATTAACATACTTTTGCTCCACAGAGAAGCCTACTCCTGTGCCACATAGCAGGATGTACATGGCCTCGTCAAAGGCTTTAGGGTCATCGATAGGAAGATAGCTGCAGTTGTAGCCAGCAGTGTTGTCACGCTCTAGCGCCTTGCCTGCAGTCATGATAGCACGCATCGAAGGCATAACTTCCAGGTTGATGATTGCGTCTTTGATTTCTTTATACAAATCATCAGACATCTTGTAGTTGTGTTTGTCTTGCAGGTGCATATACATAAACACCATGTATCGATTGACAGACTCGTGCCAGTGCTCACGCCTGTTTAGTTCAGGCAGGAAGCGAGAATATCGTGACTTAGCAATAAATTGTTGATAGTAATCCATATTATAATTCTTCCCAGTGTACAAGTTTTTCTAATCTATCCGCTTGCTCTTCTATTATATCATCAAATCGTTCTACTATATCCTCAGACCGAATTGATAACTCCTCAATTAGGGACAGTTCATCCCATCTTTTCATCCTTTCTTTGATCTCTTCTAATGTCAGGGCCATATATTATACCACACTTTTCTTAGGTCGTCCACGTTTTTTTACTACAGGCTTGTCCAGATAAGTTAATGCCTTCTCCAGGCCAGTATCCCAGTCTGCGTAATTATCCCACCAGACTGTGGTCATATGGTCATACCAATAAGTAGCCTCTGAGACTGGATACCAGCGCCAACACGCCATTGTCTCATCACCTATTAGGTCCAGGGTCTTGACACCCACGCTAGCGGCACAGTGGGCAATTGCTGAGTCCACAGAGATAACTGCATCCAGGGTCTGTAGCTTATCAGCGGTTGCTGTCCAGACAGGACTGTCTAGGAAGCCTTCGCCTAACTGCAAGGACACAAAGTCAAACTCTGGATGTCTGGCTACGAAGTCATCTACTATATCCTTCGGTATCTGCTTTGCAGCCATGTTCCATGACTTGTTGTCTGTGCTGTAGAAGATTCCTATGAGTGGCTTAGGCCGTACAGGTTTGACTATATCAGGATTACGATACAGTCCCTCTGCACCATACCAGCGGTCTACAGGCTTTGCCTCGATAACTCCATGCTCCATCAGGAGATAAGGCATCGACATCATCTTAACTCTGTATGAACTAGGAGGACAGTCTCTAGTCTGCTGGCTGTACATTATTGACTTATCCATGCGCTTTAGAAGCCCTGAGATAGCATCTGGGTAGACGCAATGCACACCACTGGACAGTTGCTTAATCAGCGGAATGAATCGAGAGAACTGGATCATGTCTCCCCAACCAGCCTCTGACCAGATGATTACATTACGGCCTTTGATGCTTTGTCCTGGCATCCAGATAGGTGCTCTGTCAAAGTTAGTCCTGACTCCAGGGAACTTAGCAGTAGGATTCCAGAAGGCATCAGGCAAGGCTCTAAGCTCGTGCAGTTTAAAGCCTGTTGCCCAGTCGCCCTTGCGAATTAGGTTCTGTCCTTTTTTGTAGTCCCTATCAGCATTAGACCAGTCAATCTTTGTAGTACTTGTCACCAACGGCATCGTAGTTTTCAATCATAAATTCTAGATAGTGCTTGGCCTTCTCTAAATCTTCTTTACCGTTCTTCTTACGATGGCGCTGCACATACTTGATTACATTACAGGACCAGGGATCTAAGCCCCACGCTAACATCGCTTCCCAAGGCTCTATACTTCCTTTGTAGTGATTGCCTCCAATCTGTTTAGACTTGATGTAGTCCTTCAGCGTAGACGGTTGTTTCCACACTGCTCGATTCCACTCTTCAGGTGTTGCATTATCAATGCTCATACTTTTTCCTTAGATAGTTTAGGGACACAGGCATCTCATCGAAGCTACCGTTGTTTACCTCGTGTAGCATCCAGATACCACGCCAGTACTTGTTACCCTGACTGCCTAGATAATCCTCGTCATGCAGGTAGCAGCAGCCACTGAACAATCCAGTGATCTGTGAACCATCAGCACAGTTAGCGTATGCTATCTGACGATTCTGTACATGACCCATCACAGCACTCATATGCTTCTTGGATAGCAGCGCAGCAGCAGATGTTACAGGACGCCCCATAACGCCAGAAGTAAAATAATGAGCGTACACAACCCCATCAATAACAATAGGCTCAAGGTACGGTATAACTTCCCAACCATTACGTTCGTACTCAAGGTCACTGAGACTAATAGTTCCATCAAGTTTAGGATCTCCTTCGATAGCCCTGGAAATTCTTTCTTCATGGTTTCCAAGGGTGAGAACCATTCTTGGTCGGTATTGCTTATCCTTATTTCTTCGTGCTCTCTCATTGTATTCCTTAATTGGTGCAAGCAGCATTTCCATAGCCTTCTTGGTTACTTCAATATCTGTCTTGTATCTACGCCCTTCAAAGCTCTTCTTACCTATGTCATAGCTGGAGAGGCTAGGCATGTCAGCAAAATCTCCAATCTGCACAATCACATCTGGTTTCTTTTCTGCTAGATATTTTCCAACCCATGTCAGATAAGATAAGTCAACACCGTCTTTTACCTGACAGTCTGGTATCACACAATGAACAGCCATTACTCTTCCTCTTCCTCTTCCTCGTCTTGCTCCTCAGTCTTAACAATAACATCATCAGGACCAATAGTTTCAAACAGATGCGTGTTAGCCTCTATGCCGTATGGATCTTTAATAAGAACTCTACCACATACACCCACATAACCAGTGCTTTCTAGAAATTTACAAAACTGCCACAGGATAGGAACCCAAGTAATTCCGTCTTCAAAGTAGTGGCGGGTCTTAATGGTGGTTGCTTCAGGACAAGTCCCATAACCTTCACCTTTCTCTGAATCATAGATGAATCGATATACATTACTCATGCTTGCTCCTTAGTAAATCAAAAAAGTATTCAGCATCAACGACTACAAGAGGGCTGGACCGATTCTGTTTAATAACAACGACAGGTTCGTGTCCTCCTGCATTTGTTTTTGCTTGTTCGTAATAACCGTATACTGAGATAGCTGCTCTGGACTTGCATTCCAAACTGATTGGTAACTTCCGTCTGGCTGCTGGACTAAGTAACAAGTCTTCTCCCGACACGCCCATACTAACTGAGCGTACATCATCGTGCTCCAGGTCGAACTTGGCAAGTATTAGATCTCTTACCCACTTTTGCAGGTGTCTTCCTTTGGACTTGGCGCTGCTCGGTTTCAAGGGATACATCCTTTCTTACTTTAATCCACTGCTTAGGTATATGCATACGGGCGTTGCTGTTGTCCATACTAACTGTGCTAGCAATGCATATCGCTGAATCGTTCTCATCAATAACCCATCCAATTGTGTGACATGAATGAACCTCAGCTTTGACATCTTCTTGCCACTCCACATCAGCGACTGCATCTACCCACTGAATGTACTGAAGAGGGCTGGTGACCAAATCTGATTTTCTTTTCTTCGTATCCATAGAAGTTGTCCGTTCTCTAATACTCGTTCTTCATCGTTGTCATATGCCTCCAGTACTGCCTTGTACATATCCTCTTCTGTATCGCAGTCTTGTAAAATCTTCTCAGCTTTCTTAGGCCCAACACCTTTTAGACCAACAATATTATCAACCCTATCGCCAGTAAGAATCTGCGTATAGAAATGTTTGATAGCCTGCTGATCATCAACTAAATATTTTTTATCCTTAATAAAATTATAATGCCAACCTCTCAGCATGTCAAGGTCTTTGTCGATAGACATGATAACATAATCTTCAATGTCTTCAAACTCGTAAGCCCTGATGCCAATTGCATCGTCAGCTTCTTGTCCCTGTACTATTTCACAACCCCAGGCTTTCTCTAAGTACTCCCTAATCAAGTCATAGTGCTTGGGCTTGTCTTGTGTTCTGTTGCCTTTATACGGCGCTGTTACTGCTATCTCTTTGCGGAAGTTGTCAGAGCCAGTGAGATAGCCCTGGTAGTCTCCTACCCAAGGCTTCATCACAAGCTCCTCCATAAACTCAGCACATCTAGCTAGACATATCTTATCGCTGACATCCTCAGATGCAAATCCAATTCTGTAGCAGACAATGTCAGCATCGATAAGTGCTAGCATTACTTCTTCAGAAATGCAGACATCGCTTCAAGAGCTTGAGCAGCTTGTTTTTTGCTGCTAAACTCGTTGTCGTTGATGGTTACAGTACCATCTGCTCCGACAGAGAAACGGAATGTCTCGTCCCATCCAAGCACACCAACACCAGGAACAGCAACCTCAAACGAGGACTCAATAGGCGAAACATTAAATGCAAGTTTAGCCGCCGTTGCTTTCTTTTTTGCAGTAGCCATACTATCTCCTTTACAGTACATCATCAGTAGCAGCGACAGCTTCGCCCTCATATACTACGAGGTCAGTCACCACCAGTTTATTAATACCAACACCAACACCCTTCTTGCCTTTATACGAATACTCGTAAGGCTTAAGCAGTGCGATACCCTTGCTGCCATTACCTACCTTAACAGAGATAGGATTACCATCTGAATCCTCTGTCTTGATAGGATAGTTAACAGACTTTGCAGTAATAAAGCTACCTTTCTCAGGCTGATCAGCTTTACTACGCACCTCTACACCCATCGACTTCAGGGCCTCAATAGCGCCTTTGGTAAGGTTACAGAGGTCTACTTGGTACTTACCCGATAGCTGGTTAGGCGTATCCAGGAAAGCCCACATAATCTCTGCCTGTACTTTAAGCGGTTTAAGTTCCATTTACTTCTCCTATAAAATAACTACACAAATAGTATAGCACATTAGTGCAACTTGTCAACATCTTTTGGTGATGATTTCATATCGTGAAACAGGGCCATCATAAAGGCTGTACTAAAGATAGATTTTAAATCTTCCATATCTTTAACAGAAGTCTTCATACTAACTGTTCTGTCCTTCTTTATGCACAGGAATACTACATCTTCCATATCAGCCCAGAATTCATCGTCTTTGTCTAGTGGGTGTTTGCCCATGTTTTTCCTTTCTTATATTCGCCATCCAATGGGCAGCGTAACCCTAATACCTGTCCTGCTTCCTTGATACTACTAACTGCTAACTCACCTACTAAATCTGCATCAGCCTCATCGCATTCAATTTGCCACTCATCATGTACATTGGCTACGAATTGTGCGCTTGGTGCAAACTTCCTCAGTTTACTATCCAACAATACTAACCCCTGCTTCATCACTATCGCACCAGCACTTTGGAGTAGCGTGTTAAGTGCTGCGTGTGCGGAGCGAACTTGTAATTGCCTACCGTCAAGACCTGGAAGCGTCCCTTTTTCTGATAAGCGTTCAACCTTTTCTCTAAGATGTTTGAGAGCCGGAGTGTTCCGAAGAAAATTACTGATGAGTTCCTGTCCTTCCTTCGCCGAACCACCAACAATCTTCCCGATCTTGGTAGGTCCTGCCCCGTATAGTAAAGCGTAGATAAATGTCTTTGCTTGCGCTCTAGTCTGAAGACCTGCCGCAGTTTGGTTTTTGGTGTGGATATCACCTTCAACGATTTCTCTAGCATACTGTTCATCCTTCATATAATGTGCAAGCATACGCAATTCAAGACTAGCTGCATCAGCGCCAACTAAAGTCTTACCCTCATCTACTGTCCAGCAATCACGACACTCGACACCCCAGGGACTAGAGCTACTAGGGACCTGTGCCATGTTAGGACTGTGGTGTGTCATCCTACCTGTGACTGCCCCGTTGGTGATGACCTTACCGTGAACCCTGTGTTCGTCAGATACAAACTCAATCCATGACTCAACCTGAGCCACCCGTTTCTGAAGCAATAGGTACTCGGCAATGAGCTTTGCTTCTGGTATATCAACTCCATCCAGGACTGTTTCATCAACAACCACTGCTCCCTTCTCAGTGTGTTTAGTAGGCTTCCACCCCAGATCCATCAGGCGCTTGGCAATCTGCTGCCTCGATCCAGGGTTAAAGATTTCGATATCGTCTTTAAGTCTCTTTCCGGTTTTTTCGCTTGTTCGTTCCGTAATAATCGGAGGAAATACTTTTTGCAATTCTTCCTCAATGTCAGACAACCTACGCTTCCACCTGCCAAGTAAGCACTGTGCCTTGACTGTATCTAGTTTAAAACCATGACGCTCCTGCCTAGCAACAATAGCTTGGACCTTGTGCTCCAACTCAATCGATTGTTCAGAGAAACCTTTTAGCTCACGCTGCAGGTAGAGATACAAATCACCACAGATTCGTACATCTTCCTGGCAGTAATAAATCATGTCATCGCTCAGGCCGCCCTCGAAATCTGCGAACTCCTTCTTGGTTCGGTTTACTAGCTTTGCGAGGTTTGCTAGACTGTGTCCCCCATCTCTGCTTGGGTTTGACAGTCTTGACATAACCAGTGTATCCTGCACTTGGTTCAGCTTGATCGAAGTCTTCCAGATCCTGTTCAATACTGGAAAGTCGAAGCATATCCCGTTGTGTGCTACTACTAACTGAGCTTTCTGTATGAATTGTTTGAAGTCTTGTGCGCTTGTCCATGTCTTTACTTCTTTGGTGTCAATGTCATAGGTACAACAAACCCATATCTTATCATGGGTTGTGTTTGTTTCAATGTCAAGTGCTATTCGCATGAATGTAGATTCCATTTGCTACGGTATTAAATATTTTATCATATCCCATGCCTTTTAGCAAGTCATCGAAGTCCTGTATCTGTCCCTCATTCTCAACACAGATAACCTTTGGCCTTGCTTCCATACTCATAAGCACTGGGTAGTCGTAACCTTCGATGTCGATACACAATAAGTCAGGCACATATAAACTCTTAAACAAACTATCGATTGTCACCATAGGGATTTCCCTAACCTCTTGAATCTTGAACAAAGGATAATCAGAGACAAACTTCTCAGCTTTATCCTTATCAAAAGTATTCCTACCTGAGTAGTCATCAATCATGTAGAAAGGCATCGTACCAATTGAGCAGCCAACACCAACATTTAGGATGTTATCCTCTGGCCTCGCTTCTTCAAAGGTTTTGATGTGGTTCGGGTTAGCCTCTATGCACACGCCTCGCCAGCCACGCTCATACAGTAGCGCAGTGTTGCTGATGTTCCAGGGATTGTGTGCGCCTACATCAAAGTATCTGCCTTTCTCAATACCTAGCTTGTAAAACACATTCAGTAGTATTAAGTCTTCTCCAAACTGCGAGTAAGTCTTATCACCAAATGCTTGGTCAGGATGACTCATGTGTTCTTCTCCTTCAGCACTTGCTCTGCCCACAATGCACCACGGTTAAATTCATTCTTCACAGTAGCAACATCTTCATCTTCCAGCCCAACCCATTCACGCTTTGGTGGTGCGGTGTAGAGTGGTCCTTCAGTAGGTTTTTTGAACCACTTTATTGAGGGAACTTGTGCCCAACTAGAAATGTTCTCAATGGTTACATACCCCACAGGCTCTTGTTCCGGTTGCGCTAGTGCTTGGCGTAGTTTACGGAGTTCTCCTTCGTAGGCTTCAATTTCAAGATTCATAGATCCTCCACGATTGTCTCACTCATGCGGCCAGTAACCCTGTCATAGTACAGACCACAGGCAGGGCCAGTCAACCCAGCAAATCGATTCTTCAGCACTCGAACCTTGGTTGTGTGGCGTTCCTTGAGGTCTTCAGCCTGCCCGTTACGCTCAAGAC